GGCCCCACGTCGAGGTACGCGAGGGCGGTTGTCCGCTTGTTACGCACGGCGATCAGGACCACCTCGACGAACGTCAGGGTGTTCCCGAAGGAATCCTTCAGGGAGCCCGCAAGGTCGTACGAGGTGATCAGAGAAGCGGCAATCGCAGACTCGGTCTTCGCGAACATGAGATCGCACTGGCCGTCTGAAACCCCCGTGTTGAGGTCGGTCTGAACGAGGAACTTGGCGGGGATGACCCCAGCCGCGACACCTGCAGAGAGGATGTCCAGGGCCTGGATGTCGATGTTGATGCGAGCGGAAGAGGTACCCATGTGGAACTCCTAAGGTTGCGTTCAGGAAAGGACAGGCTTGAGGGCGTAAGAGGTGCCGGAGCAATCGACCGTGTTGGGATCGCCTTCCTTGCCGGAAGCGCGAAACACCACAAAGGCGAAGACGTAGGACTGGTCCGCCTCTCCAAAGGGAGAGCCGTCAACCGTGAAGGTCACGCTGATCGTGAACACATCCGAGTTGGCACCCATTGTGCTCGACCAGTTCGCCAGCACGTACCCAGAAGCGGCACGAGCGCCGATGTCAAGGAGCGTTGCATACGCAGCAGAGGGATCTCCAAGACCCCGCATGTAAGCGGAGAAGCCCAGGGTCATAGCCTGTTCATCCCCGTAACGGATCGAGGGGGTGCTTCCGATGACACCACGATCGAGGAAGAGGTTGACCGTCTCCCCAGGGATCGTGAAGTTGAAGTCACCAGGCTCGTAGGCCACAGTGTAGGTGTGGACTGCGCCCAAGTCTGCGAGAAGAATCTGTCCGTCGCGTTTTACGCGAACCACGGTAGTTTCAGCCATTTGTGTGTAACCTCATGGAAGTAGGATAGCCTCTCCCGAAGGGAGAGGCGGGAGAGTGGGAGCTTACTGGGCCCAGGACCAATCCATCTCGATGGTGAAGACCATCTCCATGATCAGGTGCTCGCGGGTCGGTGTGGGGGTTGAACGGGTTGATATCCAGTCGACCCGTGCGTAGGCGAAGGCGTTGGCTTGACTCAGAGCTGTGATCACCCTCTCTTGGATCTCGAAGGCGTCGAGCTGGGAGGAGAACTGATCGAGTGGCTTGATGAACTTGGCCACCGTCACCGTGAGAGAGTGCTCCATCCTGAGCACCTCACAGGCACTGCCACCGTTCCGGTACTTCCCGGTGTCACGACTTGCGAGGTTTATCACGTAGCTGAGATCAACCAGGTTCTTGGGGGTCGCGTTCACTGTGAACAGAGAAGGGGAAAGGCGCAGCCCCGCTCCGGAGAGGACATTGGTCACCTCCGTGAGCATCGTCCTCATGGTCATGGAGGACGGATCAGGCATCAGAGCACACCCTCCACGATGAGGATCTCAGTGAGGATCGTGTGATCCGGCGTCGCATTCGAAGCGGTCGACCGGAAGTACATGAGCCCCGAGGGGGAGTGATACCTCGTCGACGTCGTGTCGTTGACGTGGGCTGCAGTAGTGCCGCTCGTCAACACATGGTCCTGGGTCGATCCCGTGAACCCTGGGGTCCTACCGATCTTGAGGTTGACCGTGGCTCCCGTGCCTGCAGTCTTGGTCATCTTGTAGTGCACGATCGTCCCAACGACGGGCACGTTAGTCACACCGTACTCGGAGCTTGAAGCTGCTTCGGTCTCGGTCACCGAGATGAGCATGTGATCGCGCCCGTTGATGACCTTGTGTGTGACAGTAGTGACGGCTGTGTAGGCCATGAGGGACTCCCTTAAGAATCAGTAGATGGTGTCCCCGCCACGGTAGCCGCGTGGAGGAGTGTTCAAGTAGAGGATGGAGATCGCAGCGGTGGAGTCGTCTGCCGAGGCACGCTGATTGGTCTCACTGAAGTCGTATTCGAGCTTCAGGGTCGCGTATGCAGCAGAAGCGGCTTCCGAGTATTCCTTGGCCCGCTTTGCATATCGCCCCTCTCCGGACATGTACGTCTCGACGTCCTGGAAGATGTACTGGAGCGAGTAGCAGAGGGTGATCTCTTTCAAAGCCCAGGAGTTCATGATCAGGTAGGGACGCTTCCCGTCCTGAAGGAGCATCCCCTCCACGGTGGACCACGCCTCATCAATGTATCCCTGGAAGGACGTGAGGCTGGAGTGCTTGAGGTTCTGAAGGTCTGAGACCCGGCGAAGAAGCATCGCCTCATTGACTGGGTTGTACAGCCCACGGAGGCAGAGGTATGCGTCACGACGGATGGTCTCGACACGGCCATCCGCGAGCGTCATAACCCACTCTTCCTGCCACTCTGCGGAGAGCAGCGTGGCGGTTGGGATTACAGCTGCAGTCACCTGGAAGGTGGCGATAGAACTCGTCACCGTTACAGCCCCTGTGACCACAACCACCTTGCTCTGATTGTAGAGCGTGAAGGTCCCCGAGACCGGAGCCACCGGGTTCGGTCCGTCTTCGTACACGGCCATAGACAGGGTCACTGTCTTGGCTCGTTCAATGAAGCTGGGAAGGCTGAAGTCGGTGGAGATCATCAAGCTCTCAAAGGTTGTAGACCAGAAAAGACCAAAGGGACAGGGTTGGGGTGTTCAATCCACAAAGACCACCCCAATCCCGTCACCTAAGATCAGGAGAGGATGACGCCATCATTCGCAATAACCTGCCACCGGAGGGCACCCGCAATCGTGATCGCCTCAAGCTTGATGAAGTCGCCCACATCGGATAAGGTCATGATCGTGTTGCCTGCTTGGTTGATCCGCGCTGCGGAAGTCACCACGCGGGCACCCGAGGTGTCAGTGTCTACGAACAGCGAGAGCGTCTGGCCGAGGTAGGTCGGGATGGGGAGAGTGTTCGTCTCTGGACCGTTCTGGGTGATGGGCAGCGAGCCGTTCTGGACAACCGGGATCGGCGCGCCTGAGGCTGCCGCGAGCTTGATGATCCCCGGAGAGGCGATCTCAACCTTCCACGCGGTGGAGGTGCAAGCCACGATGCACGACCCACCCGTCCCGAGGGTGATGATCGTGTTCGCGCTGTCCTTGATAGCGAGGTCACCGAGGGCACCAGCGTTGTAGAGGACGAAGAATACACCCCTGTGCTCTGGGTCGGGCACTGGGAGGGTCACCGTCCGGTTCGAACCGTTGGGGTTCAGGGACTGGAACTGCTCATCCAGGAAGGACATCGTGAGCGTCGCGGCGAGGGTCGTGACCTCAACGCCGTTGCCGGAGGAACCGAGGGCGAGGGCCCGATAGAGCTTGAAGGGTGTTGTGCCGGTGAGGGACATGGTAGACTCCTATGTACAACAGAGGGAAAGAGAAAGGTTACTTGCGGTTGGGGTTCTGGCGTTCGAAGCGGAGGGCTGCGTCCCGTGAGGTCTGCTTGGCCTGGTCAGGCTTCATCCCAGCATCTATCAGCTGCTTGGTCTGACGAGCGATTGCATCCCGTGCACCTTCACGCTCGCCACCGTTCGTCAGGGAAGTGACATCCATCACTTGGCTCCCATCTTCGTCATGATCTTGCCCTTGGAAGCCTTGAACTTCTCGGGGGTCATGGCGGTGATATCCTCAGCGGACATGTCCCCCTGCTCCGCATCGGCCTCGGGAGGGGTCTCTTCCTCCTCAGGAGGCATCATGGACACCTCTACTTCGAGGCTCTCCGGAGAGACTCCAAGGGCGTAGGCGCAGTTCGACTGCACGCTTGAGGCTAAATTCTGTGCTTCCATCTCAGTCATGGCGACGCCAGAGACTCCGATGGATAGCTTGATCTTCTTATCAGAAGCGGTGTTCATGATCAGGATTCCTCAACGGCGGGCTTGCCGAGTTTGCGGGTGCGCACAGAAGCCTTGGGGGTAGGAGCAACCTTTTCCTCTTCCTCGAAGATCTCTTCGATGGAGTCGAGGGATGCGCTCATTGCTTCGATCTGCTTCTCGAAGGCTGCGATGCGCTCTGCACGTGCGGGGGAGTTGGGCTGGATCTTCAGGTTCGAGACATTGGCTTCCATCGTCTCGATGATCGTCTCTGCAACCTGACGCGTGATGGGCTCAATCACGCCGTTGTCAACGAGGTGAGAGCGGAAGTCGCGGAACCCCTTGAAGTCGAACTTGTTGCGAGGCTTGCGGCCCACGACCGACCAGCGGTCCCACATGGTTCCGAAGTAGTCGCCGGGGGTCCCAGTGTCGGACTTGTATGCCGGGATCTTGGTGCGGTAGTTCTTGAACATCCCGAGCTTGGGTGAGCCGGGCTTGATGACCTGACCACCCTTCTTGGCACAGTGAGCCTCAGGCATCGTGGTGTCACCGTCTTCAGGCTGTCCGTTCAGACCCTTGCGGAACGAGAGACGGGTGAGGAGAGGAAGCCACTCTCCCTCTTCGAAGGCCCAGGACGTCACGTAGTGAGTGAAGACCCACGTGAGGTTGATGACCTCGACAGGAAGGCGCGGAGTATCTCCACCTTCTCCGGTGGTATCTGGTGCGCCTACAAACTGATGAACTGATGCCAATAGAAGCTCCGTGGATTGGGAGGAGAAGCTTGAACCAGAGGAGGGGGCCGTTGCGGGCTCGTAGGCTTATATCCTTATAATAAAGCCTACGAGCCCGCAACGGCCCCTCACTCCGAAGACCGATTACTGATCGGACACAACCTTGACGCCGCGCAGGTCTTCAACCTCGGCGACGCCGGGGTAGTACTGGCCCACTGCGAAGGTCTTGCCCTTCGAAGCGCCCGTGGAACCACGCACGATCTCAACGACCATCTTCGAGCCAACCGGGGAGACCGATCTGTTCATGAAGGGGGTGATGCGATCGACAGGAGCCTCGGTGTAGGCGTAGCAGCCCTTGCCGTACATGGCCCCGATCCGGTCCCCACCCGAAGCGACGACGCTGTTGTGGGTGTAGAACTCGATGCCGTTCCAGATGCCCTTGAACGAGGCACCCTTGATCCCAAGCATCTCAGCGGTCGCAGGAGCGAACTGGATCGCGCCCTGCTCACCACGGAGGGAGGCCTGGAAGTCGTTGAACTGCTGGGGGTGCAGGACACAGTAGAAGGGACCGTTCACCAGCGAGAGCTGGAGAGCGTACTGGCCGCTGTAGATGTCATCCACTGCGAGGTTGATACCAGCCGACCCAACGGACGTGGCGAGGTTGGTGAACCCGGCGGTCAGGAGAGACGAAAGCGTGTAGGTGGCAGAAGCCGCCATGTCAGCCGCGAGCTTGTCCAGGTCGGGGTTGCCCGTGATCTGGGCAAGGTCGGTCAGCTCACGCTGCAGACCGTAGCGAGCCACCGTGAGGGTTGCGCTGGAGTCCGTGATGTTGGTCACGGAGAGAGCGGTGTCCTCACCAGGAGCCGCGAAGGCGTCGATAGGGTTGTACAGGCCCAGCTTGACAGCGGACGAGCCGAGGGACGGGTTGAAGACAACCTCGTTCATCGTCCCGCGCAGATCACCGGCCTCGTGCAGGAGCATGAACAGCTCCTGGTTCATGTAGGCGGCGACGCGCAGGTCGGAGAGTGATGCATAGGTATCAGCAGCCATAGTAAGTCCTCAGGGGGCAGATGGGTTTGAGGGGGAAAGAAGAGCGTTCTCTCCGGCTACCTGTCTCACGCGAGGCTTACGAACAACTTGCCGGTGGCCTGATACGTTCAGGAGGACGTCTTGCTATGATAATAGCCGGGGCTAAAAACACTCCCCGCACAGCGGTTGGAGGTACTCAGACCCACAGGTTGCACAGATGCTCTTTGATAACAGGGTCTGTGCCCCTACATGCATCGCATTCGAGATGGCTTCTCTCTCGGACGTGTAGTCCGATATCCAGGTTGCCATAGAGGTGTGTCCCCCAGGATGCATCGACACGACCACGAACGACAGGGTTTCTCCAGAACGCACCCGTTGTAGGGCGGTCAACAGGAGTGACTCTCCATCCATCATGACCCACCAAACAGAGACTTCCTGAAAGCTTCCCTGTTCGCCTTCCAGGACTCGGGGGAGAGCTTGCTCATAGCGCTTGCATCCATGCCCACTTCAGAGGGGCCTGGGGTCTTGGCGGGGATCACCTTGGAAGGGGTCGCCACAACCTTGGGGGCCGTCGTCACCTTGACCCCTGCGGGGCGACTGGGCGCAGCTTCTCCTGCTCCTGCGGAAGCAGCCTTAGAGGCCGCAGCGTTTGCCACTGCGGCTCTAATCACGGACGAGGTGGTCTTCGCTCCAGCATACCAATCGGTGAAGGAAGCCTTCTCCTTGCCCTCTCCTTCTGGGGGGGTGACCTTCCCGTACTGCATCTGGAGGTAGTCGTACAGTTCCTCGTCTGCATCAAGCCCGTCAGCTGCAAGGATACGGGTGTGCTCACCCTTCGAGGCTGCAGCTTCCAGCTCGGACACACGAGCAAGAGCTGCTGTGAGTTCGGCACTGGGAGCCTTGGCTGCGGTTTCGTATTCCTGAAGGGCGGTTTTCGACTCGAAAAGCTGGGCTTTCAGCTCTTTTTGCTTTGCTATCAGTTCGTCGAAGCGAGCCTTCAGAGCGGGCGGAACCTTGATGCCTCCGAGGTCAACCATCGTCTCGTCGTCTTCCATAGTAGTCACCGCTGGTGGATTGTTGGATTGTTCAAGCGGACAGTGAGCGTAGAATCGCAGCTACCCAGGAGCGACCCCGATCGCCGCCCCATCCGTTCCAGGCTTGCCATCCCTTGCCCTTCTCGTCCCAGGTGGATCCCTGCTTATCGACGAGGTGACGGGAGAAGTAGGCAGCCATCCGCTTGACCGTCTCCAGCGAGACCGGGCGGCGGTTTGAGAGATCACGGGCGCGGGCAATCCCCACGGCAGTCATGCCCCGGTTCGACGGAGAAGCGGCTGCGCGTGCCTCCAGGGCAGCAGTGGCGACTGCGGCGACGGCAGCGGGCGGTGTGTAACTGCGGTCAGACTCGCCGTTGACCGTGCGGGCGGCGGCACCCTGTCGAGCCGCAGAGGCATAGGCGCGGGCGCGGGAGGATGCCGATCCGGCGGTGTAGGTGTACACCTTCCCGGACTGCCCCCACCGGTATCCCGGCTGCCCCTTCACCGTCGCGCGTTCAACCGGCATCGTCGTCCTCGGTGTCGTCGTTCAGCCCGATCAGCGTGCGCGCCGCCAGCAGGGACGCGCGAGCGCTGGTGAGATCCCCGTCCGCGATCAGCCGCTCAGCGTCACCGATCAGCACACCGAGTTGGGCATCGTCGTCCGCCATCTCCTCGGCATGGTCTGCAGGGACTGCAGGGGGTTGCATGCTGAACTCAAGGTTCTCCGCAGCCACCTGGATCAGCTTATCACGGGCCTGTGCACGAGAGAGTTCGGGGTGGAAGCGCATCATGAGGTCGACCTTGGAGATGAAGCCCGCAGTGACGAGGCGCTCGTCGCGGTCGAGAGCTGCAATGAACTCTTCGATGCTCTCCTCCGGAAGGTGGTACTGGATCACCCACCCGTCAACCGGGTACTGGGTCTCGGAGAAGATATTCGAGACGAGAGCCATCTTACTGAAGAGCTCAATGTCCGCAGCACGGAAGTTGGGCACATACCGCATGGCAAGACGGCGCTGAGCCGAACGCTTCAGGGAGATCGCCACGCCACTCGAAGGGCCTGCGGTGGACTCGATATCAGCGGGGTGGATGCCCACGTTGCTCAGCACAGTGGCCTGATAGGTGAGGATGCTATCACTCTGCGCCTTCAGATCCTGAGGAGCATCGAACTGCCCTGCGCTTCCAGTCTTGTCGCCCTTCGACTGGAACACCAGGACACTGGAAGGGTCTGCCTCAACAGTGGCGGTTGCCCCTGCTCCGCCTGCATTGGCTATCGAAGCCCCCTGGAGCATGAGGTCAATGACCCACCGCTGGGCCCATGAAGAGTCGAGGATCGCCTTGGCCCATGCAGTCCAAAGGATTGCAAGGTCGAGTGAGGCATGGACGATCTCACTTCCAGAGTACGGGTTCCACGGCTCGGATGTGTACTGGGCTCGGTACATGACGAACGGGAGGAAGGGGCTTCCATCCTCGTTGAAGTAGGGCCAAGGCTGCGAGTCAATCACAACCTTGGAGGTGATGTCTACACCCTTTGCGTCCTCAACCCGGAAGTTAGGATTGAGGGGGTCAGAGATGTCCCACATAGCCCACGCGGGGATATCAGCCCCGTTGATGGTGTAGACCCGAGCAGCCTTGACCACAAGGATCGTGTTCACATCGCCAGGAACAGTCTCAACGACGATGGAGTCGGGGGTGACAGACTTCACCCGAAGACCACGTTCAGTCCACTCGATCTGGAGAAGGCACTCGTTCAGTCCGATCACGTGTTCGCTGTTCTTCTGGAGGATCGCCCACAGGTGGGTGCCGGCGCACATTTGACTCCACGCAGTGGATGCATCGTCATTGAGACGCTCATTGGTGACCGTGGGTTCAGCGTCGTACTGCACAGCAAGCTGTCGCACAGTCGAGGAGAACAGGTTCAAAGAGAGGAGAGGGAACCCCAGGTTACACACGCGGCCAGGTGTGAGGCGATCGTTGAGGCGCTGCTCTACGTCACGACGGTGCAGGTTGGAGAGCATCCGGAGGCGCACACGCTCTTCCGCCCAGCGTGCGATGTCGCTGGGATCCGAAGGAAGGAGGACGGGGGTTTCAGTCATTGTGCCTCTGATTTTTATCCGAAGGAGGAGAGATTAGGAGGACGGGGAAAACCCCAGGTTACACACTCTCCCGGAAGGATGATAGCCTTACCGGAACTTCATGCGGCCGATGGAAGGGAACACATCGGTCCAGCTTTCAAGGGTGGGCTGGGTGACGTACCTGAGGGCATCGATGGAGTGCTTCAGGTCCTCATCTCCCTCGCTGTAGTTTTTCAGACTGTGGAGGAGGGTCTTGCAGTTCGCATGGACCTTCAGCTTGCCCTGCATGAACGCATGGTTGAGAAGCTTCTCCCCCAGCTCCACTGACCCCTTTCCCTTGTTGGGAGGCTCGATGACACAGGTGCGGGTGCGAAGACCTGATTGGGTGGACAGCTCAGCCGCGAGAACATCGTTGACCTTCAAGCCTGCCCCGAGCTTCCCTGCGGAGTTGATGTCTCCGACGAGCCTCTGTACATCGGAGATCTTCCAGCCCCACCGTCCGAGCATTTCGAGGATCGCCTGGGCGTCCTGTGCCGGGACCGTCTTTGAAGCGTTCACACACTCGTCGAGTGCATACATGCAGGTCCCAGTCCACAGGACTAAAAGGGCCACCTGTCTGCCGACACCCTCACCGTGGTCGATCCCGAGGCCCACCTTGAACTTGTCGCCCTCAGCGGGCAGTTGATCGTCTGTGATGACGCAGTCTACGTCGAAGCCAGTGAACACACGATCGAGAACCTCACCCTCCCAGTCCCCGAAGATGGTCTGGCGGTAAGCCCAGGGGGACGATGATGCCTCCGAAAGCCAGCCCTCTACTTGCTCACGGGTGTACCAGGGACAGTTGGCATGGCTGAACTCCACGACATGCTGCACCCAGGTGGATCCAAGCTCCTCGGCAAGCTCACGCAGCCACTCACAAGGACGACCGATGGGCGTCATCGTGAGCCACACGAATCCTCGAAGGGACATGACACGCTTCACACACTCAAGCCACACGTCCCTGGTTGGAGGCTCGTCGATCCAGATGCCATCAAGGTCGTCACCCGAGTGCGCGATGGCCTTCTGGTCCGACGACTTGATCTGGCACGTGGTTCCGTTCTTCAGGCGGATGAGAGAGTGGGACCACCCGTTGGTCTCGGTGTACGAGCATCCATCAGCCAGCTGATCTCTGGGGATGAACTGGAACAGGAGCTTTGAGACGACCTTGATGCTCTGCTTGTAGGAGACCCCGACCGCCCGGTAGTTCTTTCTGGGGTACGAGAGCATGATCTTCGCCAGCTTGCATGCTGCATGCACACTCTTCCCAACCCGGTTTGCAGCGCGAACGAGGATCCGGTTGGACCGGTCTCTCATGAACGCGGCGAGGGCTGGGCTGGGCCTGAACCCCTCAGCAGGATTGTCTCTCAGACGCTGCGCGAGTGCAGCGATCTTGAGGATGCTCTCATGCGTTAGCGTTCCGCTGGACAGTGTCACTTGTTGTTGTTATCCCTTGCCATTGGCTGCTTCGCATAGGCTCAGAGCAGCCTGAATCAGGTCCTCTGGGAGGCTCGCGATAAGGGCTACGGCAGCGGTCAGGCCTTCCTCGGTGGACACGTCTGGGACGTTCGAGGGGGCCTTCTCGGCGTCGATAGCAGGAAGGGCCATCCAGTCTGCGAGGAGTCCTCGATACACAGTGTGGGTTGCCAGGTACTCCTTGGTGCCCAGGTCCTGTTTCTCCAGGTACGTGAGCTGTCGATCAATCAAAGCACGGTGCCTGGCTATAACTCCCTGAGGAACATCCCGTGGGGTCTTTGGTTCCTTCAGCTGCACAGGTTCCTTCCGAGGGATGTGCACCATCGGAGGGTCTTCCTTTCTCAGGAGAACCAAGGAGGGCAAGGGGGGCAGTTGGAGAGGTGCGCCCACCTTGCGCGAAGCGGGGGTGATCTCAGTGCGCTGCCGAGCACGCTGCACCCACACTGCCATGCACCCCTTCTTGAGGCCGAAGTGCTCCTCCACATCCCGATAGGTCATCTGAGGATGATCCTTCAGGAAGAGGAGGTACTCGGGGACTCGGGAATCAGCAGCCATCCCCCTGATGATAGCCTGACCCCGTTATGCTTCCGTTATTTCGGAGGAGGCGAGCCGTTATTAGAAGGCATCACGCAGGTGTCACGCCCGTTATCCGAAGGCGGCTTCCATCTACGAAGCCAAACGCGTTTCTAATATAAATACCTTCTTCCTTTATATTAGAAACGCGTCAGGCTTCCATCTACGAAGCCCGAACACCGTTCTAATATAA